CATGGGCTTGGCTTGTTGTTTCATCATCATGCGGTTGTAGTCCTCAGATGCACGAGCCTCATTCTCACCACCTTGGCGAGCCATGCGGTCAATATCAGCTTGAGTGGCTTTACCCATAGATTGCTTGCCGTATTCCTTGTTCATCATTTTCTAGCCTTCCTTTTAACTTTTCGTGCCGTTGTGAGTGCAATAGCAATTGCTTGCTTTTGCGGTTTACCCGCCTTCATCTCTCTGCGAATGTTGGCAGAAATGGTTTTTTGACTACTACCTTGCTTAATCGGCATGATTACTCCTATTCTGTTAGTTGTGTTCCAGCCTCACCAGAAATTCCTGTTCTGATGATGTAACGAATTGTTTCGGCAGCAGCAGTTGGCTCTAGCGTCATTTGTACCGTTCTGATTCTTTGAGTTAAATCTGCTGCTTTTTTGGGTGTTATCAATCCAGTATTTAGCAAAGCTGGTTTAAGGATTCGCTCAAAATCATCGCCAACATTTTTGGGGTTCATTCGAGAAATGGTTATGTCTAGTGCCCTGTTAAAGCTCTTAGCAAGTTCTGGATTAGATTTTATGAAAGGAGCGACCTCTCTCAACTTTTGTGTTTCTCCAGATGTAATTAACTTTTCAATTTCTAAAGTTGGGTCACCTGAACCAAGAATGCTTTTTACCTTATCTTGGCCTGTTGTACTCTCAGCTAATTTTTGACCTTGCTGACGTAGCTTTTCACCTTTTGCAATACTTGCTTTCAATCTTCTTTCCGCTTCTGTTGCAGCAGATGTTTTAATATCAGTTGCTTTTTGTTCTGCCTGTATAGGTAAATTCTTAATATCTGCTCGCAAAGATGTAGCAAGTTTTGTTGTTTTTGGCACTACGCTTTCTGCTCTAGAAATTGCAGACATGGCACTGTTTACTCTATTGGACAAGTTAGGGAATAGGTCTATCCATTCTTTGTTGTCTTTGAGATAGGTGTTTATGGCCTTGCTGTCTTTTCCTACCAAGGTTCTAGCCAAATAATCTGAAGCAGCACCTTCAACCAATACTGGGTCTTTCGTTATCTGCAACAAATCCTGTACAGATTTCTTGCTTTTGAAAAATGTTGAAGGTATGTCTACTGGGTCTTGCGTCAAATACTCTGGATTTAATCTGTCTGTGCCAATAATTTTTCTTCCCGCAGGAATACGCAAAGCATTTAAAAGGTCTTTTCCTTCAGAATAATTTCTAAGCAACATGTCTTGTGGGCCATCTACACCACCAGCGTATTCAACTTGTATTGAACGTATGCGCCCATACAAATCTTTTGCCTGTTCTGTCAGCAGCCCTTCAAATCCCTCTGGAGGCTTGCCATTGAATGCTTCACCTAGCTTTCTTCTAACAGGGTCTAAGGCCTCAAAAGATGTTTTGTAAACACGGTAAAAAGCTGGCTCTCCAGTTGCTGGATTCGTTCCTTTTTGTACTTGTCCACCAGCTCTCTGTATGTCTGCTACTTGTTGTGCGACCTCTGCTTCTGAACCTTCCATCATTACACGCTTATTGAGCATTGCTTCTCTTACACGTTCATAAGCATTTTTTACACCTTGTTCAGTGACATCTACTTTTACTCTTTCAGCAGGTTGTCTGCCTTTTACAAGCTTGTCATTTAGGAATGCAAGAGTTTCTTTAAATTTGGCAGTGTTTTCTGGAAAAATACCTGCCGCTTCTTGCTTTGCAACTAAAGCATCTCTTGCTGATTTGTCATTTGTAAATGAATCTTGCATTGCCTTGACTTGCAAGTCATCTGTATTTTTTACTTTTTGTTGTAGTGACAAACCTATATCTGTACGTGACCGCTTGGTATTTCCTATAGCACCAATGGCTTGGTCAGATGCTACTGCCGCTTTTTGTCCCGCAGCTTCTGCTCTTCGTACTATGCCAAATTTCTTCTCTACTTGATTTATAGCATCTTGGATAGCACCTTCTGCCATCTTTTCACCTTCTTGCTTGAGCCTTTTAGCTTCTTCGATATTGAATCTTTGCACTCTACTTGCTTGTTTGTTGTAGTGTGCAGTGATTCTTTGCGCTCTTCCTTTTGCACCTTCTAACAATGCTTCACCTTCTCTACGTTTTGCATTGTCCAACCCAGCCAAAGCATCGTAGATTTGACGATAAGGTTGTATTTCAGTTACAGGTACTTCAGAACCAAAGAATCTTTCTCGTAAACCTGGCTTGGCGATTAATGCTAATTCTCTTGCAGCAGCATCAGCATATCCATCTTTACCAGCACCAGCATATCTTTCTAATGCTCGTATAGAGCTACCTACAAGTGGAGTTCCACGCAACACAAGTTCTGTACCTTTTAATGCTCCTGGGCCAAAAATTTCTCCACCAACTTCTGCAAGTTGTTTTCTAGTTACTTGTATTCCTGGAATATCTATTGCTACTTTTTCTGGTTCAGGAACGACTTTACCTGCAACACTACCACCAGCAGCAGATAAACCTCCAGTCAAAGCAGCAGCCGCTCTGCCTCCACGTAGTATCTGTCCACCAGCCAACAAAAATGGTGAAGCAGGTGATGGTATTAATCCTAATCCAGTCATGATTTCAGGACTGAAATACCCAAAAGTTGCGCCAATACCTCCTGATTTTACAACATCTAAAGATTTATCCAAAAAAGATTTTTCTTCTTTTGGTGGTTGTTTGGGTTTTTCTGTCAAATTGACAGGCGGTGGAACATCGTCTTCATATTGAATAGTTGTTCTTGGAGGTGCGTCTTCAAATTCGATTGCCATAATTACCTCACGATAGCATTTCTGCCGTTAATAGTAATTCTTGTGCCTACAGGAAGATTAGCCGCTTCTGCTTCTTCTTTGGTTGCGAAATTTGTTCGCTGGCCTTGTGTATCATCTCTTGAGTAGTCCTCATTAGGAACAAGGTTAGGTTTCATACCTTGTCTTAAATTAATTTCTGGCAACCCATACAACTGCCGCTTGAGTTGGATAGAGTCATCAATACGTTTTTCCATACCGCCAATTTTGTTCAACATACCTTGAGCATCATCACCTGGTTGTGGAACAGCACCATAACTACGCAAAGCCTCACCACCAGTCACCGCTTTACCTGATATGTTCAAGTAGTAGTTGTTACGAATGTCTCTGACCTTTGTCAAAAACTGTAGCAACTCAGGAGGTATTTCTGAAGCCAGAAGTTGATTCAATACTTTTCCTTCTTCTGTCAAGAAGGCTTCAACTCGGTATTGTTTCAATAGTTGATTAAGTCTTGGATTTTTCAAATCTTGAGACAATCCTTGCAAATCGTTTTTCAAGATTACATCTGCCGTGTAACCTTCTCCTATTTTTGCTCCTGCTTTTAGAAAACCACCTTCTTTAGCTTTTATTTTTGCTAATGCTAATGCTTGGTCTCTAGCAAGCTTTGCATTTATATCTGCTCTGCGATTACTTTCATTTGCTAAACGCTCTGCTTGCGCTCTGGCTGCTGCGGCATCTGCTCTAGCATCAGCTTTTCCTTGTAAATCATTGGTTAGACTCACAAGAGTGCCCATGTCTTTCTTGATGCCCTGTACGCTATTAAGAACAGCAACATCTCCTTGATTTTTACGCATTTCTCTTAACACTGGAGAGTCTGCTTTTGCTAAAGCCATAGTGATTTGTAACTCACCTTGTTCTCTATCAAGTTTTTTCAACTCCATAGCTTCTGACAACTCTTTTTCCAAAGTAGCTATCTTGCTTTGCATAGCTTTAAAGTTTTTGTCAAACTCAATTTGTTCTTTTTTATAAAGGTCTGCTCTGCCTTTTTGGTAGCCTTCTAGCATGCCATTCATAGAAGACATGGCAAGTTGTGCATTACCTTTGCCGACAACCATGCCAACAATGCTCATAAGAGAAAATATTCCAGCCAAGTCTTGTGTAGTTTCTTTCGTAGGAACAAAAGCCATATTGCCAAATTCTTCTCTAGCAGTAGTCAATGCTGCTCGTTCTGGCAAATTTTTTGCCTCTGTTGCCATACGACCCACTAACTCAGCTTTTTGTTCAGCTTCAAGTGCTTTTTCCTGCCTCTTTGCTTTTTCTATAGCAATCTCGGATTCACCAACTTTTATTTGAGCTTGAGTTTCAGCATCTCTGAGTTCACTTAATACAGGGCCATATTGAGCAGAGCCAATCATTCCAGGCGGAGTTGCTTTAGGTTGCGCTAATTGGCTTGTCAATGGCAAACTAGGCATACCTACCATTTGTTTAAGTGCAGAATCAGCCATTATTGTGTTACTCCATATTGGACAACTGTGGGTGCACCTGCAAGTGTTCTTGCAATGTTTGTGTAGTAGGTGGTAGCTAATTGATTGACGTATCTATCAGCTTCTAATCCTGTTCTGATAGAACCCAAAAGTATTTGGTCACCAATACCTGACAACTTCAATCCATAATCACTTTGTTGTTGCAATAACTGATTGCGAATAGCTTCTACTCTTGCCGCAGTTTGTTGTGCGCCTACACCGCCACGGGCAGAGGCTGCTTGTGCTGCTTGTGCTTGTACTGTTCTTAACTGTTGCTGTCCTACAGGGGTAAGCTCACCAGCTTGAGCTTGACGCTGTAATTCTGCACCTTGTTGTCTATAAGGAGCGGCAAGTTTTTGTTGTTCTTCTTTTGCCTTTTGCGATTCTTCTCTTGCTTGTCGTGCCTGTCTAGCTCCTAATACAGCTTGCAAACCTCCTAATCCCATACGAGCTAATGTGTCTTCCTTAACACCTAAATATTTTGCCAAATCAGAATATCTTTCTCCAATTGTTCTACTTGGAGTTGTGTCAAAAGGTTGAGCGGTGACATCTCTAATATCAACAGGAACTCCACCAAGGTCTACTGAATATTTAGCATATGCAGCAGGTGAAGCACCTGTGAAATAAGTAGGTGCTGTTTCTTGTTGACCTACTTGCTCAAGAGTAGAAAACGCTCCTGGCTGTCCATATGCGCTTGGTCGATTATTGGTTGAATCATAATAACCTGAAGACGCACCTCCATATAAACTATCTAGAGGTTGTGAATCTCTACTAGAAACGGTAGAAAGTTGAACAGGTGTTGAGTAGGCTATTGGTTCTGGGCCAAGGTCATATGCAGTATCTTCTGTAAAACCATACCCTTGTTCTTGGAAAGAAGGAATACCTGTTTCTGGGTCAGGCATACCGCTACCACCCCTGTCTTTCAAGAACTGTGCTTCTTCAGGAGTAATGTAGGCAAGCATGTGGTTCTCAGGTGCTTTTGCTTGTAGCAAACGAGCAATCTGGCGCACATCTGCACCTACACGGGTCATTTTCTTTAATGTTGCCATGTCACACTCCTAATGCATCTTTGAGTCGTAAAGACTCTTCATTCCACACCTTTGAACGCTTTTTACCAGATTCTTTACTTTCAATTTCACCCGCTCCACCCGCTCCTGTCAAGCCTACGGTAGTGCCTGTTGTCGTACCTGTTGCCATATCCTGTGCTATTCCAGCAGAACGTGCGCCTGGCACGTTACGGTTAAACCCAAACAATTCAGATAAACCACCAGCAATAATGGGTCTAGCCAGCATTTCTGTGGTTTTGGAAATAACAGGTTCAGGAGTCTGCGTTACTGTTCTTGGCTCTTTAAAGGGTGTAGAACCTGCAATAGATGTATCAAAAGACTCAGGTGTTAGGTAATCTGCTCCAGACCTATAAGCAGGTTGCAAACCACCTTCTTCTGTTCCTCTGACCCTACCTGTGCTTGGCGCAAATTGTGATGTGTACAAAACTGAAGATGGGTCAACAGTCAATCCTTGTCCACCACCTGTAGGAACTTTGTCTGTCAATCCAGTACCACTTACTTTGGACTGGTCACCAAAAATGTCAGTGCCTTTGCCTGGTACGGCTTTGATACCTTGTCCAGTTTCAGGAGGGGCAAGAGCAGCTTTCCCTGTTTCTATAACGGCTGTTGTTCCACCAGCAACTACGGCTGATTTTAAACCAGCGTCCAACGCTTCATCAAAAGGTTTACCATTATCCAATTCTCTTAAAGTAGTAGCAGTAGATGCGCCAGCAGCAGAAGCGGCTATTTTTGCAGTTGTAGCAGATGAACCAGCACTTGATGCACTAGAACCTACATACTCGGCAGCTTGACCTCCAGCATAAGTAGCGGCAGCAGCGGTAACTATTTCATCCATATCACCGCCATTAGCGGCAGTAACCGCAGCAGCGGCTAGTTCTGGAGGAACGCCAACAGAAATTAAAGCTACTGTTGCAATAAACGGTAGCGGGTCTTCAGCAATAGCTTCTACTGTTTTTACCGCTCCAGACACAACTTTTTCTGCTCCAGATGCAACTTTTTCAACTGCTCTTGCTGGTCCACCCATTATTTCACCTCTATGGTTAATTGGTATTCGGTTCTACCTTGTGCGCTAGGGATTTGTTCAACCCTAACAGGTATGTCTGCCGCATTCAAAACACGAGCAATTTGAGAATTGTCTGTTGTGGAAACACCTGTTTTAAATCCAGCAACTTTCATTGCTTGATATAACTCTTTGACAGACTTAACCAACTTGGTTGGCTCATCCATTGTGGAAATATGAAGCTCAACAATGCCTGGCTGCAAGATGTTGTATATCAACAGCGTATTACCAGAACGCATGATTCTCATTTTCCCAGACTCAATACCAGTCTTTAATCCCCTGTAAATAGAATTAAAGTCACCACCAGACCGACCAACATCTTGTCGCAAGATGTCAAGCATAGGTATGTCATCAGCAACATTTTGCTTTTTTACTTCTTGCATGACATCTGCCATATTAAACTCCTAAAGCTGTTGCTATCTGTTGATGAATAGTCTGGTGTACACCAATCCAATCGTAAAAATCTTCTTCCACATTCCAATCACTGTCCAACAACTGGAAGGGATTATCTAATCCTAAGATGCTTGCAAACCGTTGATGCTCTTGGTTATGCACAAAAAGCCAGTCATCCAAGTTATCGTAGTCAGCATCTGTTAAAGGATACTTCTGCACAGCAATGCCATTGTCTCCAAGGATGTCATAGAACAATTGGTGTTGCATACCATTTTCAAACAAAAACTCTCCCAGTCCGTCTTTGTCACCGAACTTTACGTATGAGAGAGCCTCCATGTTCATTTGTCAGCCTTGTTGTCTAGCTTGTCGAAGATTTGTTTGAGGATACTTTTGATTTCAGTGATGTCAGAGCGGTAATCATCTTTTGCCACATACTCTTTAGGAAGTTCATTTAACTTGTCCTCCAAACGTTGAATCTGTTTTGTTGTGCTGTTAAAGACGTACACAGCAAGAAAGCCAGCAATGCTGACTATGATGTTGAATATTTGTTGGTTATCCATGTTAGACAGCGTAGTAGGGGACTTTTACTACTGTCCCGTTAAGGTTGACTTGCATGAATCCAGCAGGTTGCAGAGGCAGACTTGCTATGCCATATGTTGCTGTAGCTGTTGTATTGCCTGTGAAATTAAACACAGCAGCGTTTGTTGTGCCACCAATAATGGTGACATTCTCCAGTGTTACGTTGCCTACATTAGAAACAGTGCTGCCAAGGGTCAGGGTAGTGTTACCCAACACCACACTTGAATTCTGTAGGTTGCTGTTACCTATAGCAATAGTGACGTTAGAAGCACTTGTCAGTCTGCCTTGTTGGTCTACAGTAAAAGAAGCCACATTGGTAGCTCCTCCATAAGCACCTATAGTCACAGCAGTGTTTGCTAAAGATACAGTGCCTGTAGAGGTTATAGGGCCACCTGTAAGCCCTGTACCTGTAGCTACATTGCTGACATAGATAACTTCAGAGTTATCTACCTTTTGCCATACAGAACCGTTAAATACACACCAGTCGCTTACTACCCAATCTGTGATGCCGTTAAGGTTGGTAGAGCCAGAAACAGACACAACATAGTAGTCCCCTTTTGTTCCAACACTAGAGGCAAGAGCAGGATTGTTGGCGGCAGCATCCCACGTGCCACTGTAATTAAGTGCGCCTGTTACTGCGGAAGAAAGGGAACTGACTGTCTTTAACATGATTTACCTCACATGCCATCACCAGGAGTCACATAAACAGTAGCATTACTTGTTGCTGTGATACCTGTGAAATAAGCGTTGGGAACAAAAGACAATACTTCATCTGTACCTGGCAAGAGAGGTATAGACGTACCTGTAGTGGTAATGATTGCAGCATTACTGTTTGCACTAGCGCCATCTGTACCATAACCTAGAAACACAGTTACAGAGCCGCTGTTAATGATTCGGTACTGGTTACCACCAAGAGTGGTTGAGACTGCTTGGGTAGGGGTAGGAGCAGATGTAGCAGCTAGAAAGACTACTGTGTTACCTGTTCTTGTAAAAGCATTAATTCCCATTTGTTGCTCCTTGTACAGGCCATCCTTGAGCCATCACCACATCAATTAATGACGGCACATCAGCACAGCCTTGGATGGCAGTAACTAGCCTTGTGCATTCGGTAATCACCGCCGCCCTGTAGGTCACAGTAGCCGCAGGAATGTCTACGCTACGCTCTACATTGCGAATCACCATCCAATCGGTTTGGGCAAGCAGTTTGTTTGCGGTGTCTTTAATTGTGGCAGTCCATTGTGACTTCAGTCCCTTGGTGACCAAACGCTCTGTGGTGTTAACCATGCCGCCATGCTCGCCCACAGTAGAGTCATAGACTTGCACATATAAAGGGTTGCCATCCTCATCAGATTCTTCTCTGTCGTTCAACAGCTTGGGATTGTCTACACCCCAATAGAAGCGGTCATCGTATGTGACTTGAGTGTCTGCCACCTCTGTGATGCCGACAGCATTCTTCTCTGCAATGCTTGTCAAGCGTAGCCAGTTTGCAGGGTAGCTTGTGCCATCAATGGTGAATGGTGTGTCAAGTGGTAATGGGTTTCCGTTAAGTAAAAACATGAGTTACCTCGCAAGTGAAAGTTTGAATGGGTTTTCGGCAAATGCGGCGTATATAAATGTGTTTGTATTTGAATTCCAAGTTGCATTTGTAGTTCTTAATTTAAATCCATTTGATAAAAAATCAACTCCATTTGATGAGTTTGATATTTCGGATGTGCTTGAGTCTGCAAACAAAGAATTTTGCTCGGTGTTGTATGTATCTCTAGAGCTATCATAAATAGCCCATGAGGTTGTAGCGACTGATGAAAGTTTTACCATTACCCAACGCGGTCTAAATCCAAGAAACACAAACGGCCCATCTGTACTTCCATTACCTGTGTAGCTACCAAATGCTGAATAGCCAGCTACTGCGGCAAAGCAGTAGGCGACCATAGAATTTGAAGCGGCAGTCCATGCCGTTCCCATACTAAACACGGTGGATGTAGGAAGTGTGTTATTCCAAATAGTAGTGCTTGCTTGTGAAGCGGCTGTAGTGTTGAGTTCTATAAAATTCCCAATACCTATTGATGTATGCCATACCGCCCAATTTACAAAACCCGCTGAACCACGAGTTTTTACAATAATCATTTTAGGTGCAACACCTAATCCATGCCCTATTGTTTCGTTTGTGGAAGCATTTTTTGTAAATGTCGCCACGCTAAAACCAGCGGTGGCATTTGCTCTTACCTGTGCTGAAATAGTGCCGCTGGTATTGGTTACTGTTGAACCGCCAGCGTTCCATTGCCAACCGACATAGGTAGCGGTGTTTGTGCTTACATCGGTATCATTACCCACAGAAAAACCATTTGAATTAAATGCATTTATTCGTTGAGTAGAAACGTTTTCAGCGCCATCTGTATTTGAAAACAGCGTTGATGCAGTTCCCCTTACTGAGTCTGATAAATTGTGGCTTGTTGCCCCTGAACGACCTTTTACCCACACAAAATCAGGTTGAAAAGATACTCCATTCACAGCATTGGACACAGACAGTGCAGACCCTGTACCTGTATAGGTTGTAGCCGCCATGTAATTAGCACCATTGCTAATCGTAGGCGTTGGTAGGTTTTGCGTGTTTATTGCAAGAAAGCCTGTAGGTGGTGTGTAGCTGAATGGACGTTGACCGAAGTTGGCGTAAAACGTGTCAGTAGTTGCTGAAGCACCGTCAGCCAAACAAGGAAACACATTAACAAATGTATGGCTAATTGCGCCTTGACTTACATTGTTTTTGTAAAAAGTAATTGTGCTTGCATCCACATCAACAGCAACACCAATCACATCATTTGTTGTGTATGCAGAGCCATATGCGCTTGCTGATGAGTCAACAGATTTATCGCCATTTGACCCGCTATAAAAAACAGAATTGGTATTCTGCCAAGCATAGGTTTGGGTTGCCAAATATGCACTTATTCCAATATATGGACTAGTGCCAGACCCCGCAGTAATCTCCCAATACCATTTACCTGAAGATGGAATAGCAAATGTTCCAAAAGCATTTCCACCAGCCGCACCAGTTGTAACTTTTAAATTTGCTTCTGCAAATGTTGCCGCTACTGGCGTAACAGCCAATGGATTTAACACAGCATAGTTACTACTTGTTGCCCCTACAGTAGGCGAGTCCACCATGCTGTCATATGTCACACCAGCAGTCACGCTAATGTTGTTTACTGTCCATGTATTACCGTTGCCTGAGAAATCTGTACCTAATGCGGCTGCTGTGCTGTTGTCGCTGAAGTTCAATTCAAAGCCGTTAGTGCCGTATGTGCCTGAGTAGGCTTTAGGTTGCCATACACCAGTAATGGCATTGGTTTCGCCAAACGATGATGGTGTCAGGGCTTGACCGTCAATCAGATTGACTTCAGTCATGTAGCCATCTAAATAAACATTAGTAACCAAACCAATATCGCTTGCTTTAGTGGCAGTATTTACATTAGTTTCGTAGTTTTGTGATGGGTAAGTAGTTGATGAAAATGCGGTTACTTCCGTGCCATTAACATATAACTTCCAACGATTACTGGATGTTGCTTGAGTGCTGTCAAATGCAAATACTATATGATACCAAGCCGCTGGGTCACGAAATACTTGGGTAGTATCAAGACGATAGAAAGTTGTAGAAGTAATAACATCAAATTCAAAAATACTTAATACATTGGCATCAGTAAACCTAATACAATTAAAAACCGAAGTATATGCGCCATTTGATGATATTTGAACTCCAAATATCCCAGCAAATGTTCCAAATGTTCCTCTTTTAATCCATGTACTAAAAGTCCAAGTCCTACGATTACCAGTTGTTGTTGGTGTCCGATTCAAATAAGCAGACGCACTTGAACGGAAACGCACACTACGGCTGATTTGATAGCCGCCGCTTGGTCGGGTAAGAAGGGTGTCTTTAGCTGCAAACATTATGAGAAGTTCTGTGCGGCAGTGCCAAACCAACTTGTGCCGTTAGCCACAAAAGTCAGTATGTCAACACCTGTTGTTGCAGTAGTGGTCAGCGTTGGCGCTGTGCCGTTTGGAAACTTTACAGAAGTAAAGACTGCAGTGCGTGAGCCTGTGGCATCTTGTGTGCAAATCAGAATAAATGACTTTCCTGCCGTAGCTGTAGGCATGGTAAATGTGCAATTACCTGTCATGGTTACAGTCTGCACCGTGCCGTTGGTTAACGACAAAGTTTGTGAAGTTCCTGAGTTTCCAATAGCCACCACAGTCTCTGTGTAATTAGTAACAGTGGTATTTGCAACAGTGACGTTACCTACTGAAGTTGCTGTATTTCCAAGTCCAACCGTGGTATTGCCAATAGTGACAAAACCATTTAAAGCAGAGATGTTTCCTGAAACAGCAACATTACCTCCAACACTTACATTTGAAGTTACTTGCAATGTAGAGATATTTGCAGTACCGCTTACATTTGCACCAGTAAGAGTCACATTACCACTGCTGATGGTGACGTTAGTAAGCGTCACATTACCAAGACTGGTAGTAGTATTGCCAAGATACAGAGCAGTATTGCCAAGCGTAATCGCAGTAGCAAAATTCTGGTCTAGTTGCGATAACGGGATTGCCGAAGTCGCAGTACCGAAAATATTAGGAACAGCCATGTTAGAACCTCACTCTTAATTCATGTTCAAACTCAATTGTGTTGACAGTTAGCGCAGGGTCTGTGCTAGTGATTGTCAACCCCAAATACTTACCATACTGCTGTGCGTCTGATTTGTACAGGGCATACCCTGAACTTGTCAACCACCCGATAACCTGTGAAGAATTATTAAGCCAAGAAAGCGTGACACTTTGATTGTTGAACCAAGTCACTGTGTTGTTTAACACATAAACAGGGCTAGAAGCACTTTCACTATCCACAGTTACATTTAACGTACCACCTGTGGTAAGCGTTGCTTCTATACCAAATTTTAATGCTTGTTTGGTACGAATAGGGTCTTTCATAGGGGATAAAGATGTCTGTATCTCAGAAGAGATATTTGCAGTTGCATCCCCGTATAGCTTGAAAAGAGCCGTATCTGTTACCCCGTATAGGTTAATCAAGCCACCCACTGGGGCAGAGGACACATATCGCAACGCACCCTGACTAGTGATGAACCACTTTTTCTCAAAAAATACTGCTTGTACAAACCTGTCTCCACTTGTAATTGGGAAACTGGAGGTCAAGTAAAAATTAAAGGCTGCACACAAGATGTTGTTGAGCAAAACTTGACCAGCAGTTACAGGCTTGGTGAAGTCTATATAAGGGAAAACACCATCTAATTGGTCAGAAATCTTGCTTGTTGTTGAACCTACTAGGGCATATATCCCGTAGTTATTCATAAACAACACAGAACGGAAGTAAGGGTAAACAGCATATTTTAGCTTACTACCTACTGACGCAGACACGTTTGTGTTTGTAAATAGAGTGTCGCCCGTGTTTGTAATCCTGACATCAGAAAAGACGTTAATGCTGTCTTCTCCAAAAATGTACAGAAAGTTGTTGGCAGACACCATGTTTTGTATGTTGCCACGCAAGGTAGAGTCTGTAATTGTCTCTGAACCCGCAGAAATAGAAGTGAAGTCAGTAGGGCTAGAGGCAGAGGAAAAGGTAACTGTACGACCTGTAGCCACCCACACACGACCAGAAAAAGTAGAAACGGCAGCTATTTCTTCTAAATTGGGAACACCGATTACCGTAGCAGTTGCGTTTCCAGTAGGCGTAGGTGGAGCAGCTATCGTGACTGTAGGTACACTTGTGAAGTTGTTGCCTACATTTGACATGATGACTTGTGTTACCGCATTGCCAAACACAATAGCAGTGGCAGCGGCATTTGCTCCACCACCACCAGAAATAGTCACGGCAGGAGGAGAAGCAGGGTTGTAACCAGACCCGCTGTTAGTGACTTGTATAAACAACGCACCTTTTGTAAAGGTAAGGATTTCGGCAATAGCAGTAGCTCCGCTACCACCACCACCTGTAATTGTTACGGTAGGGGCAGCGGTATACCCGCTACCACCTTCTGTAATGGAAATGGATGACACTGCATTTGCGGTAATTGTGGACACCGCCGTTGCCTGTGTCCCGTTTGCTTGGTTAGGTGCAGAGATAGTGACTGCTGGCGCAGAGGTATAACCTGAACCCCTGTTTGTAAGTCCTATTTGACCTACACCACCAACATTAAGTAAGTCAGTGCCATCCCAAGTAAACAGTCCTTTATTGGGGTCACCTATAAATACTTCTTCATTTTTCCACTGAGCGATAGACACATTTGCAGAAGAGAATGTACCTGTCACTCCTACATTGCCTACAACGCCTGTATCTATGATTACATACTGTCCTCTGCCGCTTTCTTGAAAAGCCAACAAATAGTCAGACAATCCAAGATTGGTATTGGTAAGCGTAGAAACTGTGTTGCCAAACGATATAGCGTTATTACCGCCATCTTTAACTGTTACTTGAGCAGAGACAATCTTGATGTTGCCAAACCCGATAGGCATAGCATTCTCAATCCATGAGAATTCCTCTTCATCAATAGCTGTTCTATTGGCCTTGGTATTCAGACCTTTAAAGTTCTTATAGACAGCATAAGATTTCTTTTGCTCTGCTGCTGCCATGATTAGAACGTAGAGTAGGGGTCAGGGATTCTGCGTGTGTACACAGAGTTCAACACCGCTTGGATTTGCTTGGCATACTCTTGCTTGTATATCTCAGCTTCTCCATAGCTCTGTTCTTTGTATTTGGCTTTGTAGGCCGCATAGAAAGCTACAGGTGTAGTGTAGGGGTCTTGTATCTGGTCATTAACGGTAGGAGTGTTCAAACTTAGCGCAGTAGGCAAGATAGTGCTATCTATCTCAACCACATAGGCTTGGTCTGGAACAGGGCCAATGTAGATAGTGTTTTGTCCGTAAACAGAAAAGCATACGGGTCTACCTACATAGTTTTGCCAGTAACGCAGTTGAGCGTTAAAGTTGGACCAGGGTAAATACCGCAAAGGAATTCGACTGTTACCCCAGTAAACATTGACGTTAAGAATGTCTAGTGTTGTGCCTGTAGCAATAGTGGCATAGGGGATGATTTCCGCAGGGCCAGAGTATTGCAAAGTGGCAGTGCCATCTGTAAATGGGGTAGAAGGTGGGAAAGTGTATCCAGAAGCAGGATAAGGTGGAGGTGTAGTGCTGAGAACACCGCTAGTTATTACTTCATAGATGAAGATATTGTTGAATATAAACTGACCCGCAGTAACAGTAGCACCAGCAGTCCACACGGTTGCGGGTACACCTGTACTAGAAATTGGGGTGGCAGTTATTTGCAGGGTACGTAAACACCCTGTATCTCTCGCTACTCGCTCACGGGCATCGTTGATGTAGTCCGTTAGCTCCGAGGTAGACCAGAAGACAGAGTTTGCATCATGCAATAACCGCTGTACTTCCAAGATGTAGGAAGAGAGAGTTGCCATGTTACCTTCATGTTAAGCAACCCTCTGATTGACCTTTCCCCCAACGGATTTCTCAATCCGTAAGGGTACTACGCCAACCGCCGAGGGTAACGAGCGGTTCTTTGTAGGAGACTCTAAAGAAATATCTATTTTCTTCAAAGTTTCCATTGCTTCTTCAAGTTCGCTATGAAGACGTATCATGCCCAACTGGACTAGATACTTTTCCTTGTCCTCATCTCCGTAACCAATCATGTGTCTAGCAGCAGAAACAGTCAGTTCAACTGTCTTGCCAACAGGGAAATCATAACCAACATAGTTGTACTCAGCGTACAGGTCTTTGTTGGTATTGTTGGTTACATAAACGAGTTCTGTCATAGAGATACAACGTCACCGTACACGTGGACTTCAACCGTGTTGTTTGCAGCAGCCGCTGTGTTAACGCACAAGAACAGAGAACCAGAGTAGATTGTTGTGGCAGTGTTTGCTGTCAGGTTCAAATCTTGATACTTGGTTGTGCCTGTTACGTTTGCTAACACAGTTGCATTTGAAACTGCATTTGCAAGCGCACCATCACTACTTGTTAAAATAGTGACGTTTGCAGCAGCAACAGTTCCGTTTGCTTGAGACACGGTTATACGGCGAACAATGTAGCTTGTACCGATAG